CAATAGCATGCGAGAGTTGCTTGTTTAGCAATTCAAAAAATGATGATGGTTATTTAACATGTATCAACAGAAAAGTAAAATGGCTCTTATCAGAATATAAAGAGCCTGTCAAATTAACTGAAATTGAGTATTACATTCTTAAGTGGGCTAAAGAAAATACGGAATTTAAATATCTTGTAAGACTTAAAAATGGAAATTTATGTGCATATTCCGAAAAACCTTTCAAGGATAAGCAGCATCGTGTTTGGGCAAACAAAGAAAACGTTAATTCACGCTTAAGTATGTTCAATGACTTATTTGAGTTCATTAATTGTGAAGACTTAGAACCTACATCAATCGAAGATGTACTCGGTAATTGTGAGGTGATTGAAGATGACTTATAAAGAAATTTTTGACATGGTTGCAGTGACTGCATATAACAGATTTCCAAAAGGTTTTAATTATGAAGGCTTGCAAAATTGTATCGTTGAAAACGCAACTAAAATCTATATTGAGCAAATGCGATTAGAAAAAGAAAAGTTGCAACAAGAATATGATGATCTTTATGAAGCCCATGAAGAACTCGCTTATGACTGGGCAAGATTAAAGAAAGAAAATAAAGAATTACGTGGTTATTATGATGACCTGCGCAAAAATTACAACGAACTTGTCATCAAATTCAACAATTTATACAGCGAACTTTATGAGGAGGGGTACATAGAAGATGATTAAACTTTGTAATAAAAGTGAAACGCTCCAGCAGAAGTGCAAAAGACTTGAAAATGATTGTGAAGTTTACAAAAGACTTTATCAAAATCTGTCAAAAGTGAATGAACAGTTAAGAGAGATATATTATGAACAGGTCGATAAAAACGAGAAGCAGAGATTAAGACACGCCAAAGACTACAACAGACTTTTAAAGGATTATAAAACTTTAAAAGCACATTATGAGGAATTAAGCAAGGAGTGTAAGGAAATTCAAGAGGAAAACATCTCCTTGCTTATCAACCAAAAATCGTCGGAAAGAACAAATAACAAGATACTTGATGAAGTTCAACGATTACATGACCGAGTAATGGAACTAATTGCAGAGGAGATGAATGAAGATGAATAAAAGACCTAAAGAAACAGATTTTGCCATACTTATAGATGCTGAAGGCAGACCGTTAGTAAACTTCAAAGGATACGCAGAGGCTTTGGAAAAGTACTGCGATGAATTGGAAGCAGAGCATAAGATTTTAGAAAACTGGGATATCGCCTCATTTAGGTACTACCAAGGCATGAGAGAGGCTTTATGGATGGCTATTAATGATGCTATGAACGATGTCAGTGAATGGGGAAGATACGCTGATACACGTAACAAACGTGCTGAATATGATAGATGTATTAAGCAAAACCAATCATATGCTGCTGGCGTTATGGAATTCTATGAAAACATGGGAGTAAAGAAAGCCTGGGTAAGTGAAAAGAATATCACGAAAATACTTGAAGAACTCAAGAAGATTATAAAGGTAGGCAAGTAATATGAATGATGCAATTATGGATATCATAGGCATTCTGCTTATGACATGCACAATCATACTTATTGCTATTGGATTTTTTTGGAAAGAATAAATAAAGGAGAAATATTATGAACTATAGTTTAAACACAAGAGAAGTTAAGAGAGGAGATATCTTCTATATCACATATTCAAAGAATTTTAATGATTCTTATTCTTACGACACAACAGGTAGACCTGGTGTAATCGTATCAGACAATCATTTGAACAGAGGCAGTGAATATGTTGAGGTTGTCTATCTTACAACAAAAATCAAGAGAGACATGCCTACTCATGTAGATGTGTTCTGCAAAACACCTTCTACTGCTCTCTGCGAAACTATCCATACTGTTGAAAAAGATCGAATCGGTACTTATGTGAGAACTGTAAGTGATGAAGAAATGGAAGGAATTGAACGTGGATTAAGACGTTCTCTAGGTATGGGCACTCTAGATAGCGATATGAAAAAGGTGGTATCTGTTAATGATATAGAACCTAATAATGATATGGGATTAGCCTCAATGCAGAAGGAAATCCAACTTACTGCAGAAAGAGACATGTTCAAGAAATTGTATGAAGACTTATTATCAAAAGTCGTTGGAAAATAAGGAGGAATTTAATGCTAACAGTTAATGAATTATTCGCCGGAATCGGAGCGTTCAGAAAGGCTCTGATTCGTCTTGGCATCCCACACGAAGTAGTGGGCATCAGCGAGATTGATAAATATGCGATCAAGTCATATAACGCAATCTATGGAGAGACTAGAAACTACGGTGACATCTCAAAAGTAGAAAGACTTGATTATGCTGACTTATGGACATACGGCTTTCCATGCCAGGATATCAGCCTGGCTGGACAGTTGAAAGGAATCGTAAAGGGTGAGACAAGAAGTGGATTATTATATGAAGTTCAGAGACTTCTTGCTCAAGCCTAGTCAGATGATGCACTCCCTAAATATCTAATTATGGAAAATGTCAAAAATCTTGTTGGAAAGAAATTCAGACCAGATTTTGAAGGATGGCTTGGATGGCTCGATGAACTGGGCTACAACAACTACTGGAAAGTTCTTAATGCGGTGGATTATGGCATCCCACAGAACAGAGAAAGAGTCTTCTGCATCAGTATCAGAAAGGATATCGATACAGGCTATACATTCCCTTCACCGATTGAGTCAGATACAGTTCTCATGGATAAATTAGAACCTGTTGAAGATATCGATGAAAAGTATTTCCTTTCAAGCGAATGCGTCAAACGCAGATTCACGAAGAATCAGATTAATGAGGAAAAAGGCTACGGATTTAAATTCTCTCCTGTAGAGAGAGAAGAAGCAAAGATTGCAGCCACAGTAACAACTATTCCAACAAGAGACACCGCTAATCACATTACAGAAAAAGGTGTTAGCAGCATATTGGAAGACAATGTCGATGAACGATATTATCTCTCTGATGAAATGGCATCTAAACTGATTGAAAAGCCTACAGACGGCATTGTGAGGCAAGTAGGATATATAAAGAAAACAGAGAATGGCACCCAGCATCAGAGTAACACCGTGTATGACCCTAATGGTGCAGCTAGAACACTTACTGCATGTGATTATAAAAGTCCTATGATGATTAAGGAGGAATTTGAATGATAGTTGCAGAAATAGCAAAAAGTAAAAACGATGAGTTCTATACTCCGTCGTATGCAATCGAACCAATTATGAAATATGTGAAACCTGGTTCGACAGTATGGTGTCCTTTTGACACAGAAGACAGTTTATACGTTAAGAAATTCGAAAGTGCCGGATATAACGTTATTCATTCTCATATAGAAGATGGTGAAGATTTCTTTGAAATGACAGCACCAAAATGTGATTACATCATTTCTAACCCACCATATAGCAAAAAGACAGATGTACTACAACGATTATTCAAACTAGATATACCTTTTGCAATGCTTGTTGGTGTTGTCGGGTTATTTGAAAGTCAGAAACGTTTTGAGATGTTTAGAGATAACACATTTGAATGTATGTATTTTAATAGACGAGTTTCTTATTTTAAGAATTATGAAGACCAGAAACCAAGTCTGAATCCACCGTTCAGTAGTATATATATATGTCATAATATACTTCCTCATCAGATTGTATTTGAAGAAATAAACAAATAAAGAGAGGAGTTGCAAGAGAATGAGAATTTATGATCAGGCAGTAGAAACTGCTAAGCGAACTAAGCCTAAGCCTGGTGACTTAATCGTTCCGTTTCATTATCGAAAGATAACAAATGGAATATGTCCAACTCTCACAACAAGACCAGAAGGTCTGAAAACTATGATATGTGTAATAGAGGAGCGTAAGGAATGAAACGATGTAATCTTGTAGCAGAATACACAAACATTAAATATGAACAATCTCGTCGCATCTACGGAATGGATGGAATGTGTCCTACCATTACAACGAGGGCGTCGGGAGGACATGAGGTGAAGATAATGGATAATAGACCTATTGTCAGAATCGCCGAAGCAACCAAGAAAGGATTCGCCGAAGCAACCATTGGAGACAGCATTAATATTGCCTATCCAAACAGCAATACAAGAAGAGGAAGAGTGTGTGAGGGCAAGGCAAACACCCTCAGCACTAGTCCACAACAAGCAGTGATTACGGAGGACAGTAACATGGAGAACATCAGAATTAGAAAATTGACACCTAGAGAGTGCTGGAGACTGATGGGGTTTGATGATGAAGACTTCAACAAGGCTCGAGCAGTCAATTCAGATACACAGCTTTATAAGCAGGCTGGCAACTCTATCGTTGTAAATGTGCTAGAAGCAATCATGGGTAATATGTTCATAAATGATTATATCAGTCAATAATGAATAAGTATATTTACAAGAAAGTCGATTACTATTCAATGAGACAGCTAAGTGATGTAATCGATGAACTAAGAAGCAGATACAGAATAATAGGATATAGAGCGTATGCACAGGAACAGTATGCTGTACTTACTCTATATCCTATAGAACAGGAGAAAATAGAATGATGCAGAAGAAAAGCGAACTAACACCAGCAGATATCAAACTGGTATGGTACAAGGACCTCTGGCTTAAGTACTTATCTATGTGTGAAGTGGATTACTACAACGATGAGAGAATGAGACTAGAGTATCTATGCAATCTTATTCTTGATGATCTGATGAGACCGGAATATAGACAGGTTAGTCTTAATGTCTTTCCTCATGCTAAGAAAAGAGGTGTTGCATCAAACACGCTGACTTTCGAAGAAATTATGGAAGCACTCGATAAAGCAATCGATAAAGGAGAAAACAAATGATATTCAGAATACTATCAAGAGAAGAAAAGAGCAATGGAGATGTAAATGATGGACAATGAAGAACTAATAAAAGTTATTAATACTATGCAGAAAATTACCGATGGTCTGCTGACACAGAACGCCAAGCTGCAAGAAGAACTGGAACGCTTGAACAGAGATTACTTTCTTCTTGCAGGGGTGATAACTATCACACTGCTGCTTGTGCTGTATGCTATGTGGTAATGTGGAAAGGGGGAATCTTAAATGGCAAGACTAGCAGAAGTGTGGTGCACATTCAGAAATCCAATCAATTCAGCACAGTTCTATGCGCTGAAGAATCGCTTTTATCTTATAAACCTGGACAATGTAACGTGGCATCTAGAATCGGCAGACTATAATATGAGAGGTGATGCGTGGCTGATTAAGTTCTTTCATAACGGAAAACAGATTCATTCGATGAAGTTCTATGATGAACGCTTAGCCAAAGACATGCTTAGATACCTTAAAGAGTTCAGACCGAAAAAGGAACACGGCACATTTACTTTTGAAGGAATAACAGTTGACATAGACGATGTAGTGATGATTTCCAACAAGTACTATAATGATGCCGATTCACTAGGTGATACGAAAAGGTACACTTTTCTGATACATACAGTCAACTCCAAATGCAAGAGAGTTACCAAAAGCAGCATACCAGGTCGAGAGACAATAAGAGAATTTCAGAAAAGATTCATCAGATAATACGAAAGGTGGTGATTAGTCATGAGTGATTACAGAGGTGAACTATATAGAAAGATCATACTTGATTTCTACAATCAGAAGCATAGGCCGCCATACGTTGAGGAACTCAAGGCTTTAGGTGTCAAGGAACTGTACTTCAGAAAGAAGTACGGTTCATATCCAAACTACATCAGAAACGAACTGCGACTGCCCATCACGCAGACATTCGCAAGGGATAGAATAGTGGTAGACAAGACAACAAATGAAGTCGTTTTCGAGGGTACGATTTTCGAGATAAATGAATTCTTCTTCAAGAACGAGCCTGCTGTAACAAGACATACGCTTGATTTCTATCTTAACAAGAAGGCATTCAGAAGGTACTGGTATATCTTCGCAAAGATGAACTATCATGTATGGGTTGCAAGCGACTGCGACTTCAAGCAGTACAGACGGGCCATGTATTTCCTGTTCAGAAAGAAATGCTATCCAAATAATATGCTCTATGCGAAGAATGGAGAGGTGGCACAGCTCAAAAGGCTTGGAGAGCAGCTTGACAAAGGTGAGATACAGCTGAGTGATGTGCTGGATGTGGAGAAATACAAGGAATTTATAGGAAAGGACATTGATTACTATGAGGTTGTATGACGAAATAAAACAGAATATAAACTGCATTGAACTCGCTGCAGAACTGGGCATCGAACTGCACAAGAACGGGGGCACATATCGTTGCCCCTCTTTTATTCATGAAGGACATAATCCCAACAGTGTCATGGTGAGCGAGGACTCCTGGTTCTCGTTCAGTGACGGTGTCGGAGGAGATGTTACAGACATGCTTGCATATGCAAAGTATGATGGCGATAAGTCTATGGCGTTCAAGGATATGTGCCATCGTTTCAATCTTGCATTCAATGATACAGAATACAAGCAGAACTACAGGGAATGGAATAACGCTATACTACAGTGGCATAACGAATTGACGGAAGAGGATATAGAGTATCTGCATCAAAGAAAGATCAAGGACAGCACCATTAATAACCTTTATATAGGAAGTCATGTGTTCAAGGAGAAATCGCCTAACGGTGAGATGGTCGATGTACCACGTATCATCATCCCTATTTTCAAGAACAACAGCTGCGTCTACTACTGCGCTAGAAACAGAAGTCAGTATAATGTCGTTAAATATAAGAAGCCATACCTGGAGGAAGCATTCAAGGAGAATACGCTGTACGGCCTTGATACACTTAACAGAAGTGAGACTTATACCAACAATGATACAATCGTCATTGCAGAAGGAGTATTCGACTTCTTGACATTCTACCAGGAAGGCTACAGAGTCCTCTCGAGTGCTACAAGGCTGTCTAACAAGCAGACGGAGTATCTATGCAAGATTGCCAAGAAATTCAAGCGTGTTGCTATCTGCTACGATAACGATGGGAGAGGCGTGCAGTTCACAACAGCAACTGCAAAGCAGCTGTTCGAACACAATATTCCGTTCGATATAGTCAACATCCCTAGAGAGTACGGCAAGGATGTGAGCGACTGCTACTGCGCCGGCATCTCACCTGTTACACTGCTGAATGATCATATGGTGGACGGCACGCTATGGTATCTGAAGACAACCATGTCTGATATGGATGAACTGATGGAATATGTCTACAAGGCACACAGTCCTTATATGAGCAGAGTTAAGAAGAAAGCCATATTGCAGTATGCCAAGGAAGTTTTAGGTGCTGACGGCGAGGAAATGAAGGAAATACGAAGGGAACTGACAAGAGGCAAGACAAACGATGAATACGCCCATGAGTTTATTGCAAACTATGACTATAAATTAAGATGTAATCCATCACTCGGTTTCTATCGCTTCAACGGCACGTACTGGAGCAGATGCGATGATGCACTCATCAGACAGGGAATCATGGAGATGTTCGATGTATCATTCAATCTTGAATCAGCGATACTGAACAAGGTTAGAACTATCGTATATGATGATACGCTGCCTAACCAGGTGAACTGTCTGAACCTCAAGAATGGTACGCTGTATTTCACGGAGAATCCTTTTGACGGCTATTACAGATTCACCAGCAAGCGCAATCCCGATGACTTCAATGACTATGTGCTCAACTACGAGTACAGAGAGAATGCATACAGCCAGGACTGGGAGGATTTCCTAAGCAGCACCACAAGCAGTGACGAGAAACTTATCAAGCGATTCGCAGAATACTTCGGATCGGTGTTCATGGAGCACAGCATACAGGACAAGGCGTATCTCTTCTACGGAAATGGAAGCAACGGAAAGAGCGTACTGACAAAGGTATTGAGCGCTCTTTTAGGTGATGGGAAATTATGCAGCACATTGGAACTGAGCCGTCTTGGCGGGCGCTTTGACACACTGCAGCTATTAGGCAAGTATGTCAACTTCTGCCATGAAGCGACAAGCGACATCAAGGAGGCAGAACCTATATTCAAGGCGATCACATCAAACGATGTCATATCTACAGATGTGAAAGGCAAGCCACGCATTGAATTCAAGCCTAGATGCAAGATATTCATTGACTGCAACGAACTGCCAAGAGCAAACAAGTCAAACGGCGGATGGCTCAGAAGGTTCGAGGGTACAAAGCACAAGTTCAACAACACATTCACTACAGATGAATCACGAGTGGATGACATCCATGTATTCAGAGCGATACCAGGAATCGACACACTCCTCACAAGCGATGAAGTGCTGCCTGCAGTATTGTGGTGGAGCATTGGCGGTTATGTCAGACTGATTGAGAATGGCTATAAGTTCAGCGAGATAGATGAGGACAAGGATTTGGAATACGAGTTCGCTATTGAGAGCAACCATGTTATCGAGTTCCTTAACGAGTTCGACTGGGTTGATAACGGCATGACTCTTACATCAATGAAAGCCAACAGAGTGCATGAGATATACACAGAATGGTGCGAAATATGCAAATACAGAGTGGCTGGGAGAAATACCTTCTACAAGAATCTGAAGGCTGCAATTGCTTATTTCAAAAACAACGACGGACCAAAATGTGAGTTGAAAATGATATATCATCAGTGGTTTTTAGTAAAGAAGTAGAGGGGTACACAACTTATGGTGTTTTAAAACGCCACAAACACCACATGTGTATTTTTCGTTATTTAAATGATAGTCCTTGAAACGATACCATCATACCTCTAATACCTTATGCGAATCATAAAAATTCACATATAAAAAACATTGATATATACTTACTTTTTTATATATTATAGGGTATTAGGGTATTTTATATATAAGTAAATAGTATAGAGAGTATAAATATGTATATATGTATTTATATATAGGTGGTATAGGAAAGGGGGTCAAAAAACTCACATTTCCCACATTAGGCATATACAGACCACCCATCCCCCTTGTGTGTGTGCGATTTTTTTGCCGGGGGGGGATGTGTGAATGTGACACATGAGGGTAGGGGGTTGAAACTGACCATCGGTCAATTATTTTGTCAATATTTTTTTGGAATTTCGATTTTTTGGAGGTAAAAAATGGCGAAGAAGAAGTTCGACTACAATGAGATGGGCGAAAGCAAGCTGCCTGTCGCACGTGCAAGAGAGATGCTCAAGTTAAAAAGAGCGACGATCAACGATTTTGATGTAATTAAGAACAGAAGTTATGAATATCTTACTTACTGCGATGAAAACAACAGAGTTCCGACCTTGAGAGGTCTATGTGTCTGCCTTGGAGTTTCACCAGACACTGTTAACAGATGGATTGCTGAGAGACCTAATCATGAAACAACGATTTTTCTCTCACAGATGCTTAATCTGATGGCTGATAATCTCGAGCAAGGAGCGCTTCAAGGAACTATGGATAGAAATGCTTCTGTATTTCTGCTGAAATCCAATTTCGGCTATAGAGATAACCAGGATGTGAATGTTCATCATATGGTTTCTGAAAGCAAGTCAATTGAACAGATTGAAAAGGAAATTTCTGCCGTTGTTATAGATGCAGATTTTGAAGAGAAATAAAAAAAGGTGAGCGTTTTTGCTCACCTTTTTACATATGCACGTGAAAATTCTGCCACCACACGTGTGAAAATTTTGACGGCGCTGTACGCCATCTAAAATTTTGCCATATTTTTTCCATTTTTCTTGTGTATAGATTTTTTTGCGGTTCTATGCTTATATTGGTATAGGCTGCATGTGCTCATGGTGTGGATTACATGCGCCTATAGCCTTAAATGGGCTATATTTCAATTTTAAGGCGCATTTATATGAAAGATGATAATTATATCACGATATGATTAAACACGCTTAAAAGGGCTATTTAAAGCCCTGCAGAATATCTTTACAATTGGTATATATGAGCTGCATTATACAAACAGCCTATATTTCAATTTTAAGCGTTGTTTGTATGGTTATGGTATATTTATATCACCATTATATAAAAGTCTTCTAGAACGCTTAAAATGCTTATTTACCTATGATCATAAAAAATGTTTATGAACGACAAAAAAGAAGATGTCACCATCTTCTTCTTCTTTTGATTGCACTACTACCATTGAAACTAAGTAAGAATATTTCAACTTGCAGCATGAACCACGCTACAAATTTAATAAACCACCATATCAACCAAAAAGGCAAAAATAGAAAATACATTAATAATCTAAACATTAATCAACCCCCTCGATACGAATAGCACGGCTTGCGACTGGGTCCACCTTGACAAACATACCCATCACGTCATAAATTTCAGTGCTGCCACTTTCTTCTACTATATCATACATCGTACGAATATAACAGATATCTTCATGATTGTTTATTTCTTCATAGGCTTCTAACTTTTCTAAAATTCTTAGTTCCTGGTCCTCATCACCATAGTAATAATAATCATCACCATAATAATACTTACTATAATAAGCATCGTTATAATGATAATATCGTGATTGCCATGGGATATAGCCCTCATTGCTATAATAAATACCATCACTTTCGCACCAATCACCATAGTTGTATATATTGCCGTGACTGTCTAAGAACGCCAGGCGTGAACCATTTATAATAGGTTCTAGCAGCTTTTCCGTTCTATCATCATGTAAGAATTTAGGGTTCATATCATAGAGATATGATACACATTTATTTACAAATAATTGTGTATCGCTATAGATGCTTTTCTTTTCCTCAAAGTCACTAATAATCCCATTGTGTGCCATTCCTAAGTTGGTTATAACGTGTGTTTTTCGTAAAGCGTTTAGGTCACTAGTGACAGGAAAAGGATGGCAAGTGGCGCCATCTGTTTTCCCACTAGTGGAAATACGAAAATGCAAAATTAATGGAATTTCTTCTATATTGATTTTCTTTTTTAGTTTATCAATACTATTTAACAATTCTTTTAAGGTCATGAAACCTTTATTGATATGTACTCTATTGTTATAAGCGTACATATAACCCGCGCCGTCGGGGTTGGTATCAAACATTGTTTCTATGATACTTTCATCTATCATTTTATGATGAGCAGGCTTGATCGCAATAATACACATTAGAATTCACCTCCTAACAAGTTAGAAAGTTCTTTTCTATTACATAAGTAGTAATACCCGTGTGTTTCGAATGTATCAAACTCCGATAAATTAATATAGTTCTGACGGCGTTTGTGTAGTTCTCCGTTATTGTTATAGAGACAATAGAAAACGATTGTATCTCCTACAATTTCACCAACACAAACATGATTTAAATTGATAAAAACATTTTCTTGTAAACCTTTTTTGATTACTTGCATTAGTTCGTTTTCTTTCTTTTCTAACTCACCTAAATTCAACTCGCTATCACAATAAATGTCACGTGAGTCGGTGTATTCTCTACAATAATCACCATCTAGCAATAAATCCCATGTGATAACATCTGTATTACTCATTGCAGCAATACAGATATTATGAACTAATTCAAGGCTTGCCATGAATGTTTCATACTTAAGAGTTCCACGGAAAAATCTAAACTCATAAGTAGAACTATTATTTTCATTGAACCATGTAGAGTGCCCATATTCTTTAGTGTTTTTCGCTTTATGCATTGTTACGTTATTTTTGCCAATCTTTTCCCCAAAGTCGCTATAATCATAATCCCAACACTGGCGGCGTGAAAATTGAAATAATTCATCCTTAAAGAAGAAAAGAATTGTTTTCAATCTATCATAACCGCGGTCATCAAAAAATGACTTGTTAACGTGCACGTGTAAACCGCAAGTTCCGGCGTCATGTGATTGACACTTACCATCTAATTCACTAAAGAACCAATCGTTATAATGTTGGTTCTTGTGATATGCTAGTGTGCATGGTTGACTAATAAATTCAAAAGCAACTGTACAATCATATTCACAATGTAATACGCCTGTACTGTCACCATCTAATACGCTTGAGGCTAAACTTTCACAATCGCCGCGTACGTTGTCAACTTCTAATTCAAACCCCATAAATAGTGGGCTTTCACGTGCTAGTGAACGTGGGTAATAACCATCTTCATATTTATGATAGTCATAAATAACAGGTTCCATATCTTCCCAGCATGCATCACAATAATAATTGCCATCTCTATAATGCATATCATAATCACTGCTGAAACAATCGCCGCATTCATCACATTTATAGTAATCATAATCTTTAGTAACATATTCGTTGATATCATCTAAATAAACGGTATAATCTTCTGGTTGATAGTCTTCTGTATCATAACAATAGACATAATTTTTTTCTTCTATAGTATCATTGGTAATAAGATCATCATCATGATAACCATAATTACTAGTATTTTTATTGATATAGCAATCTTCAAAAGAAGAATATTCAATATTATAATCTTCTTTTAATTCTTCAAGTTTACTCTTAGAAATAGATTTAAAATTATTGTTGTCATAATACTTTACTAAATTATCCATAATGTTTTACCTTAAGAAAAACATATGATATAATCATGTTGCTATTTGTCGGTCAAAACATATAGCACTAATATAAAGAGATTAATTCTAATATGTACATCTATATATAGATTGGTACGTTGTGGATTAATCTCTTTTCTTTTTCAGTACTATACATAGCAATATGTATATATACGTTTCTCTTTTCCTTTTGAGATTTTCACGTATTCAATTGTCAATGAACTATCAATAATCGATATTTATCGACTACACCGTTATTGTACCATAATAATCGCTTATGTCAATAGATAATAAGCGATTAATAACGATTATTTTATAATGTCTTTTAACCGTTCGTTTTTTAGACATGATCTTTTTAATACCCCCGCCCTACCCATTTTTTTGATGGTTTTACCAATACTGCTCAACCCCGCTACCACCGACGGCCTAATTTTAAGACCAATCGATAATTATCGTTGACACATACCGAGAGCAATGATATACTATGCACAGGAGGTAGATATTATGAACTTAAAAGAATGCTTAAGAAAGATGATTGATGACAATAACAGCTCATTCGCTAGACTTGCAGACAGACTAGGATATAAGAGTTGCTCTAGTATAGGCGAGATATCTAGAAGAAGCGATACAAAGGTCAGCATCCTAATCAACATATGCAACGAACTTGACTATGACATCATTATCAGACCACGAGGCGGTAATGACAGAGCAGAAAGAACAATCGTACTAGATGAAGTGCCCGACAGAAAAGATAACAGAGGGAAGTATGAGCGATGAAATACGGCTACGCACGAGTGAGTACAGGAAAGCAGTCTCTCGACAGACAGATAGACAGCCTGCGCTCATACAATGTAGACTATATATTCAGTGACAAGTACACGGGCACAAGAATTGACAGACCGAACTACTGCAAGTTGAAGGAAACGATAAAAAAAGGCGATGAACTATACATCCACGCACTAGACAGACTTGGAAGAAATAAACAGCTCATAAAGGACGAGATTAGATTTTTCCAGGAAAAGGGTGTTATAATAAGAATACTTAATATGCCTACAACCATGATTGAACTGGACGGACAGGAATGGATCATCGAGATGATAAACAACATAATCCTCGAGGTGCTTTCATCACTCGCTCAGCAGGAGCATGACATGATGGTGGAGAGAACCGTTGAAGGTCTCAAAGCTGCACGCAAGAGAGGGAAGAACATCGGAAGACCGACTGTCTCAATCGAAGAGGTAGATAACCTGGTCAGACAGGGTGTATCGATAACAGATGCCTGCAAGCAGTGCAATGTGAGCAGAGCGACGTATTATAAGCATAGAGCCTAGAGCCATGCACCACATATGGTGTAGGCTCTTTTTTTTGTGCAATAAAGGAGGAAATATGGCAATAGATAAGAAGAAAGTGAAACTGTACAAGAGTACTGACAGTCTTACTGCCAAGTATGACATTGTACTGAACTGCTACGCTACGAACGACAAAGATACGCTTCTGCATCTGAACAAGGACTTAAGACACAGACTGGCTGAAGCGAACAGCAACAGGAGCAAGGATATCGAGGAGCGATACAATATGTATCAGATGTATAAGAAGACGTTCCTGTTTACGGCGCATTATTCGTTCGAGGACTACATGCTTTATCTCGAGATAAACAGACCTGTCAATGAGCAGTTCTACCGCCCGCGAATGAAGATACTGAAAACCGTAGTAAAAGATCTGCAGGACCTCCACGATGGAAATCTACAGGAACTATTTATTTCGATGCCGCCACGAGTAGGCAAGACAACGCTGATCATGTTCTTTCTTACGTGGCTCATGGGAATCAATTCAGAGAAGACGAATCTGTACAGCAGTTTCTCTGACACGATCACGCATTCGTTCTATGAAGGTATAAATGAAATCATCAATGACAATATGACCTATACATACAGTGAGATTTTCCCAGCATCCGTCATAGTGAATCAGAACTCTAGATTAAACACATTGGATTTAGAGCGAAAGAAGAGATATCCGACACTTACATGTCGTTCTATCTATGGAACACTGAATGGTTCGTGTGACTGTAACGGCGTGCTTATCGGCGATGACTTGATCGGTGGTATCGAAGAAGCGCTCAATCCGGAGCGTATGTACAAGACATGGAAACTAGTGGATAACAACCTCATCACACGTGCTAAACAGGGAAGCAAGGTATTGTGGATAGGTACTAGATGGTCGCTTGTTGACCCGGCCGGCCTAAGACAGGACCTTATATTGAATGATCCGAACTTCAAGTCAAGAAAGTATAAGATTGTGAATCTGCCAGCACTCAATGAGAATGATGAATCCAATTTCGACTATGACTATGGCGTTGGATTCTCTACTGAATACTATCAGCAGAGAAGGGCGTCATTCGAGAGAAACGATGACATGGCATCATGGTTCGCACAGTACCAGGGAGAGCCTGTAGAACGTGAAGGTGCATTGTTCAACGGCGGAGATATGAAGTTCTATAACGGAATACTGCCGAACGAGGAACCAATCAGAAGACTGACCGTAGTAGATACTGCCTGGGGCGGCGGTGACTACGTGAGTGCTCCAATAGCCTATCAGTATGCAGATGGAACAGTATATATACCAGACGTTGTGTTCAATAACGGCGATAAGAGAATAACTCAGCCGGAAGTGGCGAAGAAAATCGCTTCGTGGGGTGTACAGGACTGCGATGTCGAAAAGAATAATGGTGGTGAAGGCTACGCTGAAGATGTACAGAAGGAACTTGAACGACTTGGCTACAAATGTGTCATAACATCACACAGTGCGCCGACAACAAAGGCAAAAGAGGTGCGTATATTTCAGAATGCGCCCGATATTAGAGAGTTCTATTTCCTTGAGCCGGGCAAACGCTCAAAGGAGTATTCAATGTTCATGAATAACCTGTTCTCATTCAAGATACTCGGCAAGAATGAGCATGATGATGCGCCCGACAGCTTGTCACAGTTATGTGACAGACTGTACGGAGGCTATGGAACGATAAAAGAAATATTCAAAAGACCGTGCTAAAAGGCGCCGTTTCTCTCTCTGCAAAATACAATGATATTAGGGATGCCTGCATTCATTTGCCTACCCCCTATGTCACCTACAAGGCATCCCTCATATCTATTCATTACAGGGAGGAAATCAATGAAAAAGAATATATATTGTCCTCTCTGCTTGAAGAGAGGAAAAAAGAAGATACTAGGCAGAGTAAGCGACGATACAAGCGGTACGCTATATCTCTGGTGCAAGGTAGACAAGAAAGAAATAGAAATTCGTGTGGAAGGAGGCAGCGCTGGTGATTAGCAGAGGCAGAAAGACAATCTATTCAAGTGAATCAGAAATCACAAGAGATAATGTTCAGAGAGTAGTCACATATGCGATGCAGACACATGAATTAAACCGCAAGGATATAAAGTACCTTATCGAGTACGAGAAGGGAAGACAGGACATCCTTGATAGAGAGAAGCCTGTAAGGCCCGAAATTAACGAGAAGATAGTAGAGAATCACGCATCACAGATTGTTAATTTCAAGACGGCTTTCGTGTTTGGCTCACCAATCAGATATGTTCAGAAGGCTGAACAGGAATTGAAGAGCGAAACTACATCAGATGAGGATGATGGGTACATCGGTGAACTAAACAGCATGTGCTTTGACGAAAGAAAGCACACAAAGGACCAGGAACTAGCAAAGACATTTCTGACATGCGGTGTGGGATATAGAGGGGTTTTTCCTCAGAAGGACAAAACTGCTTATACACCTTTTAGAATTGTTAACCTGGATCCTATGAACACATTCATCATCTACAGTCCCGATATTTTTCATGATCCGCTTCTTGCAGTCACATACTGGCGTGATATGAACGATAAAGGGGTCGTGGAAGAAACACATTATACGGCCTACACGAATGACAGGGTGTTTCAGTTCACAGATACACATGTCGGCGAGGTCGAAGAAAGCGTAAATGGTATCGGAGCAATTCCTATTGTCGAATATCGACAGGATTATGACAAGATGGGCTGCTTTGAGAGAGCCATCGGCCTGTTAAATGCAATCAACACATGCACAAGCGACAGACTGAATGGACTGGCACAGAATGTACAGTCATTCATTTGGTTCGATAACGTTGACATGAATAAAGAAGACTATGACGAACTTAGAGAGAACGGTGCATTATCCACAACAAGCAGAAACGGAACTACAGCGTCCGTAAAGACGATTGAGACATCACTTAATCAAAATGAAATTCAGAGTTTGAGTGATTACTTATATGCCCAGTTACTGCAGATCTGCGCTATGCCTTCTAGGGAAGCACAGAGTGGTTCTACAACAGGGCAGTCATCTATGCTGAGTGGTGGATGGCAGGAAGCAGAAGAAGATGCTTATCGACTTGAAGAGATGTTCGATGAAGGGGAAAAGAAGTTCCTCGCTATCGTTAAAAACATTCTCGACCGAAGCAATACAGTTGTTAAGGAAGAAGTCAAACTAAGAGATATCGACATCAAGTTCTCTAGAAACAAGGTCACAAATATGCTTGTCAAGACACAGGGGCTTCTAAATATGAAGACATTCGGCATCCATCCAAGAGTTGCCATTCAGACTGCTGACTTATTCAGCGACCCTCAGCAGGTATACGTGGACAGCAGAGAGTACCTGGCCAAAGCATATAACACAGAATTGAAAACCGACATCAATGATGACGGCAAAGACTTACAGAGCAATCCACAGGGTGATAACCCAGCAACAGTTACAGATGACCAGAATACACAGATGTCATTCGTAAATTCCGGTTAGCATATTTAGGTAAGTATATTTGAGTTAGAGAAAAACTTTAAAGAGCACATATACAGTTAGAGAAAAACTTTAAAAAGCACATACATAGTTAGAGAAAAACTTTAAAGAGCAAGGAGAATCAAAATGAACGTAAGAGAAATTTTAGGCGCTAGATTAACTGAAAACACAACAATCGAAGATCTAATCGAAATGTTAGAAGCAGACAATTCTACTGTATCAGTCAGAGAATATAACGCTATGAAAGATAAGAGTGATAAAAACGCAAAGGAAGCAGCCAATTATAGAAAGCAGCTCAATGCGAATAAATCACAGGAAGAGATTAATAAAGAAGAAACTCAGAGACAGATGGATGAATTGGCCAGTCAAAATGCTGATCTCACAAAAAAACTATCAATCATGGAAAATGAGAAGAAATTCATATCTATGGGATATAACGAGGAGAGTGCGCACAAAGTGGCTAGTGCTTTAGCCGAGGGTGATATGAAATCATTTTTCAAGCAGCAGGAAATTTTTAATGCTGAATTAAACAAGAAGTACAAAGCAGAGGCGTTAAACAATACAAAAACGCCAGGACAGGACGATAATCACGACGATATCATGACAAAAGAGAAGTTAAGCACAATGTCATTAAGGGAACAGATGAAGTTCGCCGAAGAAAATCCTAGTGAATATCAGTCAATTTACGGCAAAGGAGAATAAGACATATGGCAAACACACCATATCCTAATTATGTATTGGAAAACAAGTTTGAAGACCAATACCAGACATATCTAGACTTAATGCAGTTCTGTACTGTTGATAACTCATTAACAGGCGAACCTGGCATGAAGAAAAAAATCCGTACTTATGTAGCAACTGATGGTACGGAAACAGTAGCAAAAGGTGAAGGAAACACTAAGTCAATTACAGCCAGCTACACTGAAACAGAATACACAATCGAGACATTACAGAACAGATTCGATTGGTATGACGAAGATGAAATGGAAGATCCATTAGTAGTTGATAAAGGCTTAGAACACCAGGCAGTTGACATGTTCAACACTGCTCAGAAGAAGGCTGTCGCAGAGTTTGCAAAAGCCACTCAGAAAGTAGAGACTGCCAAGTTTGATTTTAACTCTTTCGTTGATGCAGTAGCATCTATTAAGGACTTAAAAATCAGTGAATCAACTGAAATCACAGGATTAGGCGTTTTCGCATTAGTTCATAAGAAAGACACTGCAGAAATCCGTAAGAATCTAGGAGATTTATTAAAATACGTAGAAGCATATGCACGTAGCGGTTACATTGGCACAGTTGCTGGTGTAAACATCTATACATCTGCATTAGCAAAAGAAGGAGAATTTGCAGTAGCAACCAAAGAAGCAGTCACTTACTTCAACAAGAAGGGTGCAGAAGCCGAATCTTCAACTAGAGGAAGCCGTTCAGCAGAAAATGCTAACAAGCGTGAAAACACTGTTTTCTTAAGAAAATATGGTATTTTCGCCTTAACAAATCAGAACTACATTGTAAAGGTTGTTAAGAGTGCAACTAGTGGACTTGCTGCGGGGGATGAAATTCCTACAGTCTAGAAAGGGGTAGAGAATGAAAAAAGTAGAAGTGATTAAAGCGTTTTATGACGCAAAAAACAAAAAGACCCTACGTAAAGTAGGGGATGTGATTAAAGTTACAGAAATCAGAGCAATGGAACTCATTGAAAAAGAGTTCGCAAAAGAAGCGGAATAGTGTATATGAAAGGGGATGATAAACATGACACAGGAAGAAATACTAAGAATCAAATTAAAAGATGATGATGTTGATGACGATGATTTAGTGGTTCTTCTGCAAAGTGCCAAGTTAATCATCCTCTCAAATCGCTATCCTTATCATGATTTTCCTGTTGATGACAACGGAGAATATATTCTTGAGAATAGATACAAGGATCTGCAGATAAGAATTGCAGTGGAATTATTTGCAAAAGCTGGTGCAGAAGGAGAACTGACTCACACAGAAAATGCAACAACAAGACAATGGGCAAGCGCCGATGTTTCGCCTGCACTTTTAAGGGAAATTATTCCTAAAGCGAAGGTATTCTAAATGAGAAACTTCAAGAGAGATCAGTTCACAATCTACTATGCACTGTTCCAAAAGGATAGTGCCACGGATAAATACGGCAACAGAATAGGTGGCTATACTGAGCCGACAAAATTAAAAATTTCACTTTCTGCAGCAAAGGGCGATTCGAATTATAACGTATTCGGTAAAGATACTGATTATGACAGAGAGATGGTTACGACAGATACTAACTGCCCTATTGACGAATATTCTAGATTATGGATTGGCGTCGATACGTCAGAGACCCACAATTACGTAGTGACAAAAGTCGCAGTAAGCAAGAGGGAGAAGAGATATGCAATCAAGGAATATAAAGGTTAGGCTGAACGATGAAAGTATCAGTCAAGCCATCTCTAGTCTTAAGGAATACAAGAAAACACTGAAATATAAGCAGGCCGCTCTCATGAAAGAACTCGGTGAGCATGGCTTTGAAGTGATGGTCAGAGAGATTGATTCCTATCCAATGCCTTATTCTAAGGACGATTTAATTAATAGTGTGTCATATGAATGCACAGGTAAAACAGTCACTATTTACAATGCATCTGAACACGCTTTATTCGTAGAATTCGGAACCGGAATCGTTGGCTCACGTTCGCCGCATCCACACGATACCATCGGTTATCACTATGATGTCAATAATCACGGTGATGATGGGTGGTATTATCGTGATGAAGGAGAATGGCAGTGGACAAAAGGTATGCCATCTAGACCATTCGCTCATGGCACATACGAGACTTTGAGGGCAGAACTTATCGATATTGTAAAGAAGGTGTTTCAACAGTGATTGACAGAGAAGATGAATTATTCGCTGATATTGCAGACAATCTTAGAAAACAGTTTGATGGTATTTATATTATCGGAAAGCAATTATCTTCTGAACCACCTAGATTTCCGGCAGTATCTATCATTCAAGAGAACAACGTAGTAAACAAACGATATAGTACATTTAACGAGATGGAAAATGTTGCTCATATTACGCAGTACATTGAAATCTATTCTAATGATAAAGAGCAGAAAGAAGAAATATGCAAATCGATATCGTTAGCAATTGATAATGTATTGAAAACTCATGGCTATTGCAGAATGATTAACCAGCCGATGGTTAACGCTGATGATACTATAGCAAGAAGAATCATGAGATATAAGAAAGAAAATGAAACACAATATTAAGGAGGATAAATATGGGAGTAGCAATCAACACAGCTGGCGTAACTGTAGGATATGCCGTTGAAGCGACAGCAGGTACTAGACCAACTAGTGGGTACACTGTAATTCCGGACATCAAGTCCGTTCCGGAACTAAATCCAAGTCCCGAAACTTTAGAATCTACTGATCTAATGGAAACAGAGTACAAGACTTATATTGAAGGCTTAAAGGACTTAGGTGGAGCATTAGCATTCACAGCAAACCTAACAGAGGAACTCATTACAGTTTGGGATGCCTTAATTGGAAAGTACGAAGAAGCTGCAAAGACAGGCAAGGCTACATGGTTTGAAATCAAGCATCCTAAGTTAGCAAAATCTGTTTACTTTAGTGGTCAGCCATCAAAGACAGGTTTACCAGCAATTGAGGTAAACAGCATCTTAGAAACTAACTTATATATCACACCTACAGGTGCACCTGAATGGGGAGCAAAAAGCACTGATAACGTATAAGTTAGAGGCGCTTTAATCGGCGCCTTTTTTTAATAATTTATAGAGGAGATAAGCAAGTATGGAAAAATCAAATAGCACAACAATCAAGTTTGCATACGAAGGCAAGAATTATGAATTAGGTTATACAAGAGAAATTGTCGGTAAGATGGTTGGAGAAGGCTTTGAAATTGAAAAAGCAGCTCAGAACCCACTTGATGCGATTTATGAATTATTCATTAATTCATTTGAAATGAATCATCAAGATACAGATATCAATACAAGAGAAAAGATTTTAAAGAATCTTGGCAATAAAGAGCATCTATTTACAGTGCTTGTAGAAATGTTCTCTGAACCAATCGAATTCCTAGGAGAACCAGAAAAAAACGCGATCGAGTGGACAGTATAGAAGGCGAAAGTGATGCCGATGCGTCCACGAACGATTATAGGAAAGTAATGAATGAGTGGTTTCCCTATTATCTTGCATTAGGGATGACCTATGAACAGTATTGGTGTAGTGACCCATATCTTACGGTTTATTATCAGAAAGCCAAGAAAATGAAGTTTGATTATGATAATCAGATGGCTTGGATAAATGGAATGTATATCTATGATGCCGTATCGGCTATTGTGTTCAATACATGGTGCCGTAAGGAAGGGGAACAGTGCAGAAATTATACTGATAAGCCTTATGAATTTGATGAGGCAAAGCAAGAAGAAGAATTAAAGAAAGAAGCAGAAGTCCAGGCAGAAGCGTGGATGCGAAACTTCGTTAATCTATATAAAGTTTAGAGCCGAACCGAGAGCCTTATTTTTTAAGGAAGGAGGTTTGAAACTATATGGCTGATATAGATAAATTATCGATAGTGTTCGAAAGTGATGTTGATGGAGCAGTCAGCGCAATAGATAAGTTGACAGGTGCACTTCAAAGATTAAATCAAGGTATTAAGATTGACGGCAATGTTGCAACTACATTGAACTCTCTTTCGAGACTTGACAAGGTAGTCAATGGTTTAAACACCAAGAATGTTGATGCTTTTTCTAAAGGAATAAGAAATCTTGCTGAAGCAATGAAACCTTTAGAAAAAATCGGCAAAAGCGGTCTTGGCAAAACTTTGAACAGTTTATCAGATATATCTAAAACCATCAGCAAATTAGACCAGGCAGACTTAGGCAAGTTCAGTGGGCAGATGAATCAGATTTCAAGTGCCATGGCACCACTTGCACAGAACAGCAATCAGTTGTCTGATGTGTTTAGTAAAATGCCGAGTGCAGTAGCCTCTGCATCCAAGTCTTTAGATGCCTATAATTCTAAATCTAGAGGCGCTAAGACTCATACAGGTGGACTGTTCTCAGCAATCAGTTCTTTGGTAAGTGGAGCAAGAGGAATACATTCTACTTTCTCGTCACTGAATTCGACGTTCGGTTTCTTTTATAATGAAAGTGCTGAATACATAGAACAGTTAAATCTGTTCAATGTTGCAATGGGCAGTGCTGCACAAAGTGCCAGCGCATTTGCTCAAAAGGTCAGTGATGCTATGGGTATCGATCCAGGCAAATGGATGGAATACCAGGGCACACTTAATATGATGATTGAAGGCTTTGGCGTGGCAAGTGACAAAGCACAGATAATGTCGCAGAACCTAACACAGTTATCATATGACTATAGTTCCTTAATGAACGTAGATGTAAGCACTGCTTTCGATAAAATACAGAGTGCCATGTCCGGACAGATTAAAGGATTGAAGGAATATGGTAACAACGTGTCTGTTGCGATGGTCAAACAGACAGGTCTTAAATATGGCTTACAAGGCAACGTAAGTACCTGGGATCAGAACACACAGGCAATCATGAGATACATCACTATCATGAATAATGCCAGCAAAGTAGATGTATTTAATGATATGGCACGTACAATCAATACGCCTAGTAATGCCGTACGTATCTTGGCACAACAGTTTAACCTGCTTAGACGTGCAGTCGGTAATATTGCGAGCGTATTTGCTACGGCAGTAATTCCATATATACAGGTAGCAGTTGAACTTCTGAATAAGTTTGCTAGTTTTGTAGCTGGCTTATTCGGATTTAAATTACCAACCATTGATTATAGCGGCTTAGAAAAAGGCTCTGGTGCTATGGATGACATGGCAGACAGTGCTAAGGACGCAGGCTCATCAGTGGGTGGAGCAACCAAGAAAGTAAAAGACCTAAAGAAAGAACTACAGACATTAGGATTTGATGAATTAAACATTCTCAACAGTCCAAAGAACGATTCCGACAGTGGCGACTCTGGTGGTGGATCCGGTGGCGGCGGTATCGGTGGTGGTGCTGGTATCGGTGATATCGATTTGCCACAATATGATTTCTTGAAAGGCTTAAAGAAAGATACAGACGAAATAGAAAAGAGATTAAAGGAACTATTTAAACCTGTCACTGATAGTTGGAACAAGTATGGCAAAGGCGTCATGGACAGCTTTAAGTTTGCTTTAAATGAATTATCTGAACTCACAAAGAGTATCGGCAGATCATTTGGAGAGGTATGGCAGAACGGCACAGGCAAGAAGACGGTAAGCGAAATTCTGCTAATCGTTAAGAACTTATGCGACTTCGTCGGATATCTAGCAAAGCGTTTCAGAGAAGCATGGGATGAAGCAGGACTAGGAACAAAGATCATTCAGAATCTATGGGATGCTGCAAATAATTTACTTCATTCCGTTGAAGACATTAGTGAGCAGTTGAGTAATTTTGCTTTCTACCTCGATTTCAAGCCAGCGTTAAAGAGTGCTTATAGTTTGTCAAAGGCTTTTAAAGAACTTTCAGACATTGTAGGAAAATATCTAAGTGATGCTTTTAAAAATGTATTGTTGCCATTGATGAAATGGGGAATTGAAAAGGGCGTTCCCCAAGTAGTCAGTGCATTAGCAGATGCTTTAAAGGGAGTCAGTGCTGCTCTTAAGAATTTAAGACCATTCATCACTTTCCTTGAAAAGTTAGGTATTGCCCTAGGAAAATTAGTAGGGAACACTATTTTGGTCGGTATCAGTGCATTAGGAAAAGCATTGAAGGCTATCGGTCAGTCAAAAACATTATTAGCAGCATTAACCACTACTGTAGCAACGCTTATCGCTTCTATGAAGTGGGGCAAGGTAATCAATGACTTGAACGATGTAAACAGTACCGTAAGCAAGTTGAAGGTAGTATTTGAACTTTTCAAAAGTGAAGGAATTTCTGCACTTGAACTTTTGGTACAGGATTTTGTTAAGTCACATAAAGCACTTGATACATTGGTTACTGGTTTCAAGAGTTTAAATAGTGCTAACGGTATACTTAGTGGAGTTAGTACCGCTGTTACTGCATTAGGAACTAAACTCGGTGTATTGAGCGTGGCTGAAGGTGGAGCAACAGCTGCAACAGGATTGTTAGGTAGTGCATTTGCGTTCCTTGCAGCCAATCCATTAGTGGCTGTTGCTGGTGCTATAACTATCGCAGTCGCTGCAATAGCGATATTTACGAGCAGAGTCAAAGATAATTCTGATGCACAGGAAAATGCGTTAGAATCAGCAAAAAGACTATCAGATGGATTGAAGGAGCAAGCCAAAGAATGGAAAAACGCCAGCAAAGAAGCGAGAAATAATGCTAGTGATGGCATAAAGAACGCCAATGTAGCTGCAGACTACGCTAGCAAATTGTATAACATTGTTGATGCGAACGGTAAAATAACAGGCAGTGTAAAACAGGCACAATTCTTCGTTGATGAACTTAACAGTCAGTTAGGAACTAACATTAAGATTCATGATGGTGTGATTTCTAATTGGGGCAAGGAAAAAAACGCGATCAACGAAACTATTGAAGCACTAAAGCGAAAAGCAGTAATTGAAGCGTATAGCAAAGATTTTGCTGAAGCAGACATGAAGAGAATAGAAGCCAAAAAGCAATTGGCAGAAGCAACTAGCAAACTCAATGAATCTAAAGAGAAAGAAGCAGAACTTGAAAAAAGACTTCTTGATGCTCAAGCAAATCACACAGGATCTACTATTTACCTTAGAAACGAACTTGAAAAACAGAAAAAAGTGACAGATCAATATAGTGGCGCTGTAGAAAATGCAAAGAATAAATTGACTGGTATCACCGAAGGATGCGATATGTACAATAAAGCAATCCAGGCTACAGATGGAACGGTTGAAAGTTCTACTGCATTCATCGTCGCACAATATGGAGTGTTAGCGAAAGATGGCACATATACGTATAGTTCTTTAGCGAACGGTCTAAATGACCTTAACGCCAAGTGCGATGAAAACGGCAAAGTATGGCAGACCTTAAGTAAGACAGAACAGGAAGCAAGCAAACAAGCGAGAATTCAGTTGCTTAGCGACTTGGCTCAGAAAGCATTCAGTCAAGGCAAGACTTACGAGCAGATGCTTTCTACTGCAAAAGCAAAAGGTGCTGAATTAACACAAGCCGATAAGGCTGAGTTAAAGAAGCAGTATGATAATCTGAAAAAACAGGCTGACGATATCAAAGCAGTTAAAAAAGAGCAGTACAATGCCTTGATGTCTTTACTTGATAAGTATGGAATCGACAAAAAGAGCAAAGACGGAAAACGCTACGTAAACGAATTGAAAGATGCACAAAAGAATGGTACTGAGCAAGGTCAGAAGTATATTGACAACCTAGCCAAGAAAATCAGCAACGACAGTCATAAAGTCACTAACGAAGTTGATAAGACTAGTAAAAACAGTAAAAAGCAATTTGAGTCTCACCAAGCAGAATTTAAAGTGGCTACTAAGACTGCTGAGAAAACCCTAGCAGCTTTCCTAAATTCAATTCCTACTTTTAAACCAATAAAATTGGGTCTTGAAGTTGCCAAGAAAGTATTAAAAATAGGGAATTTTGGATTTGATATTGATTTACGTGCTGGAGGTGGTTTTCCCGACACAGGTCAGATGTTCATTGCTCGAGAAGCCGGACCAGAATTAGTAGGTCGTATCGGGCGCAGAACTGCCGTTGCAAATAATGATCAGATTGTGCAGGGTATCGCAAGTGCCGTAAGAAGTGCCATGGCTGGCGCAAATAATCCTAACGGTGGTGGTACTACAAGAATCACAGTACAGAACGTTCTTAACGGCAGAGCAATCGGTGAGTCTGTCATCGAATACCATAATGGCAAAGTCAAACAGACAGGACATAGTCCTTTATTATTCTAAAAGGAGGGAGACAACGTGGAATATATTCTAGAAATAAATGGCTACGGGTGTTTCCCTAGCAAATACGAAGTACAGCTAAGCGATGTTGATAGAGAAGACGGAAGTGGAAGAAACCAAAACGGAGATATGCTACGAGATAGAGCGGGGGTCAAGAAAAAAGTCATCTTGACCTTCGCTGCTATTCCGCAGTCAAAGGCAGAACGCCTGTTGCAGGCCGTTAAGGATGAATTCGTTACCGTTACATACCTAGATCCGGAACTTGGGAAACGAACGATGACAGCTTATGTCGGTGACAGAAACTGTCAGATATTCAAATATGATAGGGCAAGTCAAGAATGGATATGGGATAGTATAACATTCAACCTTATCGAGAAATAATCAGAAGGAGGGGCAATGATGATTAACACAAGCAGACAATATCAAGATGTTATAGTTGGTCCTTCTAGAAGCATTAAAGCAAGAGTGAAATTCAACGGAGATACTTTATTGGATGATGATAAAGTTATCTCTGTTTCACTGAATGAGATAGCGAATTCTGATGAAAAAGTCACAATTGGTGAACTCAACAGTGCGAAGGCAGTCGTGGAGTTCGAAATGCCTAATGATATAATCCCTTTAAAAAACGGAATATTCAGCATTCAAAGTGGACTGCTTGTGAATGGTGAATATGAGTTTGTGGATAAAGGAACATTTTACATAGATGAGATAGAAAGCAGCATGGGCAGTAAGATTGTTACTGTCAGCGGCTACGATAGCATCTATAGAATGAATGCAGAATACAAGCCAGGCATTAAATATCCAGCGTTATTAGAAGAAGCAATACAAGATATATGCAGACAGTGCAATATAACATCTGCAATTGACAATATCCCAAGCATTACATTGGATGGCTACCAGGAAAACATTACATGCAAAACATTTATGGGCTACTGCTTAGGACTCATGGGATTGAATGGGCGCATGAACGAAAGCAATAAACTGATTGGCTACTGGTTTAAAGACAGTGGCTTTAAAGTTAAATGGGATAATCAGTTTCAGAGTGGATTCAAGTTAACATCCGACAATGATGTGAAGGTCACAAGCGTGTCCTGCAATGGATTGATTAGTGGTAACGGCTATGGCATATCGTTTGAGAATCCATACATGACACAGGAAATTCTCGATGGAATATATAAGAAAGTAAACGGATTTACTTATAGTCCATCGACTGTTGAATGGAGAGGGAATCCGTCATTACAGATAAGTGACATCATCAAAGTAGAAGATAACAACGGTACATTTCACAATGTCATTCTAAGTGAACACACAATCACATTGACAGGCATGAAAGACAACATCACTTGTAAAGGTTCCAACGGTGAAATTGTGATGAGTACATCAAACTCACCTACGCAGTTAGTTGTAAAGAGGTTGTACAACACACTCACAAATGCACTCAAGACAAACAGTGAGAACATTCTAGGACATAATGGCGGCTACTACAGAGTAGACTTCAATGAAGAAGGGCAGCCTAGTGGCTGGTCTATCATGAATACGCCGACACTACGTGATGACACTAAGATGTGGAAATTCTCTAGTGGTGGTCTTGGCTACAGTGTTGATGGTGGAAAAACATTCACAAAGATTGCATTTGACCTGGAAGGAAATTTCAGTGCCAATGCTATCACGACTGGCGTTATAACCGGAGAGATGTTCGAACTTAACCTTGATAACGGTGTTATTAAGATAGGTGAAAGAGACGATAAGGGGGAGATAAGTAACCCTAGCCTATACGTGAATGAAAAGGGCGAAGTGAAAATTAGAGCGTTTGAGAGGGTCGAGAATAAGGCTGATGAAGCGCTCAAACAGGCACAGGGCTCAGTTAAAAAGTTTGTGTGCCAGTATGCTGGTTCAAATGATGGTGTTACACCTCCTCAAAGTGGCTGGTCCGAGACTGCACCGACTTGGCGTCCTGGATTATATATATGGCAGAGAACTGCCACTACAATCAATGATACTGTCACATACAGTACGCCTGTATGTATTACAGGGGCAAAGGGCGAGGATTCAATACTATTATGCATAGAATCATCAAATGGCACGACATTCAAGAACAGTGATGTGGCAACTATATTCACAGTAAGTGTCTATGTGGGTGGAGTTGTGATTGATAACTCCACTAAATTAAGAGAAACATTCGGAGATGGTGCATATCTACAATGGCTCATTAAAAGGCACGGAGAGACAGAATTCAGCAAGATTCCGTTAGAAGATTCAAGACTGAATGATAACGGGTTCATGTTTACTATTTCAGCGAAAGACATTAAATTCAAGGCAGTATTCAACTGCGAATTAAATATTTAGGAGGAAACAAAATATGGCAATTAAAGCGGTCAATCAAATTGATGTAATTGACTTAACTGATGGCTATTCCGTTGTATTAACAAGCGATAGCCATACATTTTTAGGCACTACCAGCGCCGTAAACGGTACACAGACAACTACTACACAGGTGATGGCATTATGTGGTAGTGAACAGGTTCCTTGCACTGTAGGAACTATTACATGCCCTACAGGAATCTCAGCGGTATCTGATGGGAAGACACCAATGCCAACAATCACGGTTACTGCAACATCTGCATTAACTAAGAGTGGTACTATTACTATCCCTATCGTCGTTGATGGTGATATTACTATCAACAAGACATTCAGTTACTCAATCGCATTCAAGGGGCAGACAGGACAGAATGGTACAAGTGTTACCGTTAGTTCGACTTCTGTAACATACCAGGTTGGTGCAAGTGGAACTACTAAGCCAACAGGTGAATGGAGCGCTACTGTTCCAAATGTGCCTAATGGTCAGTTCCTTTGGACTAAGACAGTAGTCAAGTATTCTGACGGTAAATCAACAGAAGCCTATTCAGTCTCTTACAAGGGTACAAATGGTATTAATGGTTCAAATGGTAAGGATGCTATTACAATGGCAATCACTTCAAGTGGTGGAACAATCTTCAAGAATACTGCCATTGCCACAACTTTAACTGCTCATGTCTACAAGGGCGGAGTTGAAGTGACAGGCTCTGCATTATCTGCATTAGGAACTATCAAATGGTACAAAGATGGTGGAACTACTGCCGTAGCAACAGGAGCAACTTATACAATCGGTGCTGGTGATGTCTCAAACAAAGCCACATTCAGTGCTCAGTTAGAAGGATAATCATATGATTAAGGCATCGGCTAGCATAACCCTCGTGAGAGTCAACGACGGCGAAGACGGGCAGGGAATTCGCTCAATCACTCCGGAGTATTACCTATCAGATTCTGCAACGGAAATGCCCGATGCAAGCAGTAGTGGGTGGAAAAGCGTTCCCGATGACTACATTGACAAGCATTATTACTGGGTTAGGTCAAAGATATTATGGGATGATGGAACATATACAACGACCATCCCAGTGCTTGCAAATGACTTGAAGTCAATCATTGATGATTACGACAACAGAATTAACAACATGAACAGTCAGCTGCAGCAGGCAACTAAGGATGCTTCTTCATCCATAGAGCAGACTAAGAACTCTATCCTGCAGACTGTATCAGAAAATTATTATAGTGCCTCTGACGGTAAGAACCTTGCTTCTACTGTATCTACTATTCAGCAGACAACAGAAAGTATTCAGATTGGATTCGTGAAGAAAGAAGACTTTACATCCCTTTCTGACAAGGTCTCAAACAATCAGACACAGTTGAACACCTATATCAGATTCAACGCAGAAGGAATCGAGATAGGA